AATATGTTAGATCACTAAGACAGTTTACCGGAGACGTTACTATAGAGGGACGATGGGGTAACTCAGTGAGATTCGGTTCTACGATTTCTGTGAATGGAGATCAGACAACCTGGTCGAGAAATAGTGAACCCGGTAACCCGATCACTATAATCAGAAACGGACAAGGAAGAAAGGAAAACGTTTCAGGGTTACCTAACATATCAGAAGCCGGAGCTAGCACCGGTAACACACTAGGAAGAGACGTTGATTTACCGTGGTTTCCGACTGTTGAAGATATCAATAGAGATCCTTCTTCTATCTATTTAACTCAAGGACAAGAAATAGTGATTGACGATATAAATAATAATTTCAGTCTAGCTAGCTTAGAGACTGTCTTCTCAAGAACATATACATTATCGGTACCAATCCAGCAGCAGTTAACAAGTACTGCTTATACTTCTCCCGACCAACAAGACTTCGCTATCCAGCAGATAGGGAGAGGAGTATCAACAGGACCTCTTCCGTCATCTGTCCCCGCTCCAATACCGGCAGGAACAACTGCAGTAGAAGAGCAAAGATTATTATTAAGTCAAAGATTAACTCCACCAAGACGAGGATAAAATGTATCAACCACAGTTTCCATATCTAGGTAATCAAGCGATTATAACCTCGGGCAGAGTAACTGCACACTCCTACGACGACTTTATATTCTTGTTCGGTAAGAAAGGCGTTGCAATCTCATCTCCAGCCACCTTTACAGTCGACGCTAGCGAAAAAACAACAATAGCCTCCCCTCAAATCGAGTTAGGACTACAAGCAAAAAACGTAGGACAGCCCTTACTTCTAGGTACAAATACAGTGCTTCAGTTAGGATTCTTGATTGACGCAATAACTAAATTAAGCGTTGCATTACAAAAAATATCAGCAGAGCAGCTAGAAACTTCTATACCTGAGATAGTTAATGCAAGTAAAGTTTTAGAAGGTATTGCAGCAAGAGTCAAAGCCCAGTTAAACGCATCTTGTTTATCAAAAAACACTTTTACTAGGTAATGGGAAAAGGAGATAGCAAAATTGCCAAAGGCTTTGAAACTGCTAATAAAGCTGCTTCAAAAACGCTAGCCGAGATCGAAGTTGCTGTAGATAGAGTACTGTGGGGGAAGCCTACTGTACCTAAAGATAAGAAATCTTCTGCTAAATTCGAAAAACCTTCAACAAAACCGACAACAGTTTTTTTCGGTTCAGTACCCGTAAGCCTGCCGACATCCACGACAGCGCCTGCTGGAACAGAAAAAAGGTTGCAGTATAGACAAGTACAAACTAGAGCAGAAAAACCAGAACCGGGTAAAAAGCTTAGCGACAAAGGTTTATTTAATGTCTTAGACGCTTTAAATACTGTTAACCTCTGTAATGTAGTAACATATGCCTACGATAATGTAAACATTAAGAGAAGCCCTAGACCAGAAAGAGCTACGTGGTCGACTGCTCAAGAAGTTTTTTATAGCTTTCAAGACGGAGCAGCTCTAGTTGTTTCTTCTATAGATAAGTACACGGCGTACCCAAACGTTTTTATAGGCTCTTATTTTGGAGTAGGCCCAAACGCAGCCCCTCCTCAACAGGCAGTATCACAGTCCAACGCTCCGAAAGAAGGTGGTACAAAAGTATCATCTTACAACATGTACTACCTGTTAAAGAACATTGGAGAGATCTTTAGTTTAACTACAACAGGTACGGGATCTATCTTTACAGCTCAAGACGCACAACTTCTAAGAGCCGTTCCAGGCCTGGGAACAAATTTGAACTTTATTAATGATTTCTTAGGAAACGTAAACCGGTATGCAGACTATAATCAAATAACAACACCGGAGTTAATAGCCCTACAAAATAAAGTAGATAAACTCAGGGCAGTATGTGTAACTGTTCAAAATCTACAGTTGAGGAACATAGCCGGAGCTGCAGCCAACATAGTAGGTTTAGATATAAGAGGGGAGGTTCAAAAGCTAAGCGAGTTCATAGATATAACTAAAATCGTCCCGACGTTAAAGCAAGTCAACAATTCTTTGAGGTCATTTATTTTAATGGCTCAAAAAGTAGAAAAAATCATACAAACAGGACAGTTTATTATTAAGCTATGTATTGTTTTTATAAAAGTATTCAAATTTATATTTTATTTTTTCGGTATCATACCAATACCGTTACTGTTTAGTACAGCGGGCGCTCAAACTAAAATTCAAGATGCTAAAGATGCAGCAAAAGCAGAAACAGATGGAGTTACAAGAACGTTAAAATCGATTAATGGACTCCTTAGTGTAGCTGTAAGCTTTATAAAGTATGTAGTAGCAAATACTACGGAACTTTTAAGAAGACTAGACACTATCTTACTTAATCTTCAAGCCTGTGACGCTTTTAAAGACTCTGATATACTAGTAGAGCTCCAGGCAACTCGGGAAAGCCTTAATGCACTCTTGACTAGGACTGCAACCTATGTTATCGATTACGATTCTAAAAACGACCCTGACTCGGCCGTTTTTGGTAAGTATCAAATTCGAATTATTGATGAGCAAGTCGTAGATCCCTCTATTATAAACTTACGTAGAAGAGGGGTAGCTTTAGATGAAAGAGGTAATATAGTTGTAGGAACCGACCTTACTTTTGCTACAGATCCTCAAGTTATAATAGGAGAGGTTAAACAAAAACTAGTAGCCCAAGGACTTGTAGGTAGGGTAACCTTAGACCCTGAACTCGCATCTGTACTAAGCCAGTCCTATAACTTCTTAGAGAACAACGACATAGTAGATGAGGATCTTACTATCAATCCCGCTCAAATAGACCCCCCTGATAATTTAAATGAAAATGAAGGATTAGGATTAAATGCTTTTATAAATAATCTAAAAGGAGGTAGAAGACTTAGACAGAGAACAAGGCAGCAGCTAGCACAAAACTACAGAGAATCTGCTGCTCAAATACGCAAGACTGACACTACAGGACAATTTACACGAACTGCAAATTCTCAACTTCAGCAGGCCAACCAGTTAGAAATTGCAAACTTACGAGATAAAATCAAAGAATGGCAAGTTCAATTAGCATTAGCACTCACCCAAGGTCCTGCCGGAGTAGCCGTAGCTGCAGATAGAAGAAGCAAGATCGTTGCCGCAAATAGAAGAATTCTAGAGCTCCAACGTGGAGGATAAATATAAATTATTCAGTTAAACATATTTATTACATATGGCAAAACTAGATATACTTAGAAAAATCATTAGAGAAGAGGTAAAAGCAGTCTTCCAAGAAGAACTAGCTGGAATCCTTAAAGAGGCTGTTATGGCAAACAAATCGCAATCCCTTGTGACAGAAGCAGTTAAGCCGAAAGCCCCTGTACTTGGAACCTTAAATAGACAGGCACCTAGACTGGTTCCACCTACTCTCGGACCTAATAACCCTCTGAATAGCCTACTTGCAGAAACCGCTATGACTATGACAGCGAAAGATTTTGAAGGATTTGGAGGGACATCAGCACCGGTAGAGGTTCCTGTAGTTGATGGCATAGACGGAATGTTCGCTTCAGCAAGACCTAGCTCTAACTTAGACGCGATTGAAATAAATGCAGTTCCGGACTTTTCGGGTATTATGGCAAAAATGAAAGCTAACGGAGAAGTATAATGGCATACAATCTAATAAATGTAAATGTTTTAGATAGAAGACCTTCGACTGGTATTGGAGTCGCTCTGCCGTTTAGTAATCCAAAAGCAGTCTTCACGACTGTATATAGTACAAGAGAACAGCTAAAGTACAACATTATAAATTTTCTATTAACAAATCGACGTGAGAGGATTTTCAACGCTAATTTTGGAGCCAACATTAGAAGTAAGCTTTTTGAACAAATAACTGACACCACTCTCGACGAATTGGATGTTTTGATACGGACAGGGATACAGACTTACTTTCCCAATGTTGTTATTACAAATCTCTCGTTTGGCGGAGACCCTAATAAGAACGAACTACTAGTACAATTTTCATATACTATAAACAGTACTGGCGCTTCAGATGAAATAGTAATCAGCTTAACATAATCTAAATGGCTAATAAAAATATTACATATCTAAATAAAGACTTTACAACGTTTAAGAACGCGTTGGTACAGTATGCAAGAACATACTATCCTACCTCTTACAACGACTTCTCAACATCCTCACCAGGTACTATGTTTATTGATATGGCATCTTATGTAGGAGATGTTCTATCATTTTACTTAGATAATCAAGTACAGGAAACATTCCTAGAGTACGCTAAGCAAACGAATAATATTTTTGCCCTCGCCTACATGCTAGGCTATAGACCAAAAGTAACCTCTGCGGCTATAGTTACACTAGACGTTTACCAACAGATTCCTGCTTCAGGATCAAACTACGATCCCGACTTTAATTACGCAATGATAGTAGAGGAAGGAATGCGAGTAAAGTCTAGCGCTAATCCTAATGTATTTTTTTACTGCCCTAACAGAATAAATTTTAACCTATCTTCTTCTATAGATCCAACAGAAACGACAGTATATACAACTGTAGGCGGTAATGCTAACACTTACCTGCTCAAAAAACAAACTCAAGCCATTTCCGGTCAAATAAAGTCCGTAAATATAAGTTTCGGGGCTTTAGAAAGATTCGCTATTCGTAATATACTAGACGAGAATATTATTGAAATATTATCTGTAACCGATCAAACTACAGGATACAGATGGTATGAAGTTCCGTATCTTGCCCAAGACTATATTCTGAAACCAGTAGCTAATACAGCCGCTGCATACCCTCAACTCTATCAAGAAGCAAACCAAGTCCCGTATATTCTCGAAAGAATAGATGTACCGTTTAGATTCGTATCAAGATTTGTAGCCCCTAACATACTACAATTAGAATTCGGCGCAGGTATACAAGCGATATCAGGCTCAGTTCCAAACCCCTTTAACGTAGGCATTGGAACATTAAATGGTATCGATATGCTAAATACCGCATACGATCCTACTAACTTCGTAACAAACGACTCTTACGGAGTAGCCCCCTATAATACTACTCTTACAGTACAGTATCTAGTAGGAGGCGGTGCTATATCTAATGCTGGAGTAAACGAACTTAATCAGATCGTTACATCAAGCGTAGTATTTCCTAACCCTGTCAATT